GTCTGGTATGGGTGGTCTTGCATATTCCAATTAAACGTAATGGTACTAATAAGCGTAATAATATTAAAAAAAGAACAATACTAATAATTAATACTCAAAAAAGAATATTAATTATTAATACTGAAAAAAGAATATTAAAGAATAAGTAATAATAGTAATAATTAATAATGGGAGGAGGTCTGATACAATTGGTTGCTTATGGTGCCCAAGATATTTATCTCACTGGACAACCACAGATTACCTTTTGGAAATCAGTATATCGTAGACATACAAATTTTGCAATTGAATCGATACTTCTTAATCCAAATGATCCACCTAATTTAGATACTAGAATAGTAGTGCCGATAACACGTAACGCCGATCTACTTAAGAAGTTATGGATACAGGTAAATCCCTATCTTATTTACCCTAATAATGATCCTACAGTAGATCTAACAACTATAGCAAGTGATTTCTGTCATTCAATATTTAAACAATTGGAATTTGAAATTGGTGGTCAAATCATAGATCGCATTTATAGTACATGGTTAACAATATGGAGAGATCTTACAGAAGATAATCCATACGGAGGAACGGGAGGTACAAAACCCGATGGTTCTAGAAATACTATACAATGCACAAGTGGATATAACCGTATGGCATACACCAATTCAGGAGTCGCAATATCGGTAGATTTAAGTGGTACTAACTATGCATCATTTAATCAAGCGACTACAGAGTGTTATGTACCGCTTCCATTTTGGTTTTGTAAGAATCCTGGACTTGCTTTGCCACTCATTTCTCTTCAGTACCATGATGTTAATTTAAATATTACTTTTTCTACATTTACTAATTTTGCTACAGTACTGGTACAGCAGAATAACTACAATAATGTTTTTAAATTGCCCCAATCCATAAAATTCTATGGAGACTATGTGTACTTGGATTCCATTGAACGTCGTCAGTTTGCGAATAATTCTCATGAATACCTCATCGAGCAATTACAAAAGAAGACTTCGCAAAATCAAAATAATATTAAATTGAATTTTACAAATCCAGTAAAGGAAATCATAATATCGGGTCAACCAAATAATCCATTTCAGTTACTTAATTATTCCGCACCAAATATATCAACCACCGCTTCCCCAGTAAATTATGTAATTCCACTGGTCAATTATGGATATGTATATTGCAATTCGGCAACTGTATCGGCAATAACAGGTGATCCTGTCAATGTAGTATCGAATTTGGAATACTTCAACAAACCTTTTATATATTCGACCAAGGGATACGGATCACCAAGACCAATAGTGGTAAGTAATAATAAGTATTTGTATGACTTTGGAGACTATAACGGTGAGTTAAATGACAATATATCTAAAACCAACGTAAGAATGAAATTGGTAATAAATGGTAAGGATCAATTCACTTCAAGAAATTTGAAATATTTCACACGCAAAACTGTATGGGAAACACATACAGGAACAGGATCAGGTAATTGGGGAAATATTGCAGTTATACCATTTTCACTTTATCCAGAGCAGTATCAACCATCTGGAGCAGTTAATTTTGGTATTCTTACTGATGCTAGATTAATTTTTGAAAATTTTGATTTAAGTATAAATGAACAATTAAATCCCTTGGAGATATATGCACTTAGTTATAACATACTCAAAATAACTGGAGGTATGGGCGGTGTTGCATTTTCTTAATATTCCTGGACCCTTCGGGTACTCCGGGACCCTTCGTCATAGTCTGGGACCTTTCGGGATTCCGGGACCCTTTGGGATTCTGGGACCATTCGGGACTAATATTCTGGGACCCTTCGGGACTAATATTAATTAATACTCAAAAAAGAATATTAATTAATATTAAGTAATAATTAATAATTAATTCAAATGGGAGGAGCAATTATTCAGTTAATTGCCTATGGATCGCAAAATATATATCTTACAGGTGATCCACAGGTTACATTTTGGAAGTCCGTTTATAAACGTTATACAAATTTTTCAACAGAATCAATACAACAAGACATAATAGGTAATTTAGCGCCAGGTAACTTTGTATCTGTAGTCATTGCACGTAACGGAGATCTTCTTAAAGGACTAACGTTACAGTATAATCCTTCGGGAATATATAATACTTATCTTCTTTACTCTAATGGTGGTGTTCCGTCAAATTTAGGAAACACCATATTTAAACAAATTGAGATTGAAATTGGCGGTAATCTGATTGATAGACAATATGGACTCTGGTTAACAATATGGTCAAATTTAACTATACAATCATATATCGCACCTTCAAATGCTGTAGATACTACAGTACCTTATATTTTACCAGTAGGTGTAGAACCTGATGTATGTAATGAGTATGCACGAATGAGTTATAACCATAATCAACAAAATACATATCTAGACTATCAATTTAGAGCAGAATCTTTATATTCAAGTCCAGATCCCGATAAATACCATGGTACCTTAGCGTACCGTATTAATGTTGGTACAACTATTCCAACATCTGGTACATTTGACTTGGAAGTAAGTAACATAAACGAATTAATTACCTTTGATAATCCATTAAATGTGTTTTTTCTATTTTTTAAACCTACTGTACCATCTGCACCGTATGCATCAATTAATTATTTTGTACAATTTACAGGATTATCAACTGCAGCGGGTGTTACTACATTCACCGGATGCCAACCTTATAGTCCAAGTGGATATCCCGCTGTAGCAAAACCAATAGGTACGGAATATGGTGTTTGCAATGTCTTTGAGGTTTACACCGGTGCAATAAATCCAAATGATAATTCTCCAGCAGGTATAACAAATATAATTCCCGATAATAGTACTACTTCATTCAACATTAGAATAAACAACCCAACAAATATTTATTTTTATTCCACTAAGGGAACGGTAACTATATACTCAAATACCACTGGAGAATATTATAACATACAATATGGAAGTCCATCGGGAAAAAGTAAGTACTTTACTGCCGAAGGATACTTACTCATTTATGATTGTGAAGTGTTTAATCCACCAGTTGCTCAAGTCAGTCTCACAAATACAGATTTAATAGTACCAACGGGTACTTATTATGGATTTGCGATAAATGATTTATTATATTTTGATCATCTAATAAATGTAATACCAACTAATAACCCAGGCACTATATGTTTTACTAGTCCTTTTGATATTTTTACAGAATTTGGTTTAACAGGTGCATTACCTTTCACCACACTTTTTCTTCTAAAATATGATCCAATTAACGGATCTACTTATGTGAGCGCAGCAGTCCCCTACATTGGAACTGCTCCATACAATCCAGTAACACAACTGTTTTATTACATTGTGGATGATTCACAATTTCTAAGTGGTAATCCAAGTGTACCCGTTAGTGTACCGAATGGAACGGGTGCAGTGGGAGGATATTATGTATTTTTTACGAATGGTGCTCCATCGGAAGCATATATACCATTACAATTCTGGTTTTGTAGAAATCCAGGTCTGGCACTTCCACTGATAGCATTGCAGTACCACGAGATAAAACTTAATTTGCAACTTGCAACTTGGCAGGAATTACATGCAGCAGGTTATTCGGAAGTTGATTTATCAAGTATTAAGGTATATGCAGAATATGTTTACCTGGATTCCGTAGAGAGACGTCACTTTTCTAATAATGCACATGAATACCTGATCGAACAATTGCAATTTGACACCTTTAACAATAGTTTTGCAAATAATTTATCTGGTGGACAGTTACAAATCGATTTAAATTTTAGTAACTCTGTAAAGGAACTTGTTTTTTGCGGAACACCAGTTGCGTACGGTATAGAAAGTCAAGGTATAGGAACTCCAAATGACATTTTAAACACTAAAGCAGAGACGAGTAATGTAGAATTACAATTAAAAATTAACCAAGCAAACCGTTTTAGCAATAGAAACATAAAGTACTTCACACGTAATCAAATTTGGGATTGTCACACTGGATCAGGATCATGTAACGGTTTATACGGACAGGTAGGTACAGATAATATAGGAGTATATTCTTTCGCGCTGCGCCCCGAAGAGCACCAACCATCGGGTACTTGTAATTTTTCGAGAATTTCTAAACCTCAGTTGGTTTTTTCTAACTTCAACCTAGCAAATGGAGAACAGATTAATTCTTTAAATATATATGCAGTTAGTTATAATATTCTCCGTATAATGTCAGGAATGGGTAATATTGCATATGCATATTAAGTAATTAATTAATAATAATAATATTAAGAATTAATAATATTAGTATTAATTAATAATACCTGAGTACTCCCAGAATAAATGAGTTCTGCGGCAATTGTACAATTGGTTACTAAAGGCGCACAAGATATATATCTTACAGGTGTGCCTCAGATGACATTTTGGAAAGCAGTATACCGTAGACATACAAGTTTTGCAAGGGAAAGTATTCAAGTACCAATTGCAGGTACTATTAGACCTGGTTCAAAGGTTTCGGTTACTATACCTAAAACAGGAGATTTACTAAAAGGACTGTGGATACATTATAATCCCAGCGAACTGGTACCTAGTGGAAGTCCTACAAATGTATTATATATTTGTTCTGATCTTGGTCACGCACTCATCGACCAAATGGAAATTGAGATCGGTGGTCAAATAATTGATACTCAATATGGCAAATGGTTATCTATTTGGAGAGATCTAAATGAAAACAATCCTTATGGAACTGCGAGAACAATATCGGGACTATACCCACAGTATACACCAAGTATTAATTACCAAATTAATTATGAATATGGAAATATGTACTATTTAACAACTCAAGGAGAAGAACCTGCTTTCAATTATGTATACACTTCAGAAATT